GCAATCGGTGGAACACATTTTGTAGTTGAATTAGCGTTTAACAATAAAAAATAAAGAAAGGTAGGGTAATGTATGCCATGGGAACGTAAAAATCGCCCGCGTAAAGGGAGACGAAAAATAGGTTCTGCTAAACGTAAAGCAAAAAAGAAAGCTCGTAAAGCAAACTGAAGTATGTTATGATCCCCCCGAAAGGGGGGATTTTCTTTTATGGTAAAAAAAATGAGCAAAATACTTGTAATTGATTTTTTAAACTTGTTTATCCGTTCTTATGTTGTAAATCCATCTATATCCAAGCAGGGAAGCCCTATTGGTGGTATTGTTGGCGTTTTCAAATCTCTACAAAAAATAAGTCGGGAAACAAAACCCGATAAAATTGTTATTTGCCACGATGGACCCGGAGGCAGTAGAAAGAAGAAGGCACTACATAAGGATTATAAAGAAGGTAGAAACCCACTACGCTTGAATAGAAACATCAAGGTGCTGGATGACAAGCAAGAGAATGAAAATCGTATTTGGCAGCAATTAAAAACGTTTGAATACCTAAATCTTTGTCCAGTAATCCAACTTATGGAAGAGAATGTAGAAGCAGATGATCTCATATCTTATGTTGTTCAACATAAAGAGTTTGATAATGCTGTGAAAATAATTGTATCCAGTGATAAAGATTTTATTCAGTTATTGAACGACAAAACTATCTTAATGCGACCTGTACAGGATGAAATTTTAAACAAGAATCGTGTTGTTGAAGAATATAGCATTCATCCAAATAATTTTGCTCTCGCTCGTTCTATTGCTGGCGACAAGAGTGATAATCTAGAAGGTATTAAGGGTGTTGGTTTGGTGAGTTTAGCAAAGAAATTTTCTTTTCTTGCCGAAGAACAGCGATATACAGTTGATGATATTTTAGAGAAATGTGAAACGAGTAAAGAGGATGGTAAAATCTTTGAAAATATACTTGCAGAGAAACAAAAAGTATATTTGAACTATCAAATCATGCAACTTTATCAACCAAACATGTCATTACAAGCACAAAATAAAACTGACTATGTTTTAGAGAACTTCAGTCCAGAATTTAATAAAACAGAATTTTTAAAATCTTCTATTCTTGATGGATTTGCAGAATTGAATCTTAATGATCTATTTACCACTTTCAACCGTATAATTAGTGATGACAAGTCCGGTACTTGACGAACCCTTGAACTCGTATTAGACTGGGCATCCGTTTGAGGAGAGTATGGCTATAAAAAATGAACCTTCCCTTGGTTCTTTTGGAAAAGATTTCCAAGAGAAGTTAGTACAACTTATTCTTGATGATACACTCTTTGCTTCACAGATCAGCGAAGTATTAGATGTAAACTTTTTTGAACTGAAATATCTACAGATATTCGTAGATTTCGTATTCAAATATAATGAAAATTATGGTTGTTTTCCAAATCGTTCAACTTTGGAAACAATTCTCAGAACAGAATTAGAAAAACAAAATCCTGTTATTCAAAAACAGGTTCGCGACTTCTTTGCTCGTATCCTTGCTGGAACAATTGAAGATATTGAAGATGATTATGTAAAAGATAAAAGTCTTGATTTCTGTAAAAAACAAAAACTCAAAGAAGCGATGTTGAAGAGTGTTTCATTAATGGAAACATCTTCTTTTGATGAGGTTTCTAAAACCATTAATAATGCTCTAAAACTTGGTCTTGACAATGAGCATGGTTATGATTTCATGAAACACTTTGAGGAACGATATAAAGTTAAATCACGTGATCCAATTTCAACTGGATGGGATGTTGTAGATAATTTTATTCAGGGTGGTCATGGTAAAGGAGAATTGGGTGTTGTTGTTGCTCCAACCGGTGCTGGTAAAAGTATGGCACTTGTTCATCTTGCTGCTCAAGCGATGAAACAAGGAAAAAATGTTGTTTATTATACTTTAGAACTTGGTGATACTGTTATTGGTCGTCGTTTTGATAGTTGCTTAACAGGTTTCCCACTTAAGCAATTAAATCTTGTCAAAGAAGAAGTTTTTGAAAAAGTAAGAGAAATCCCAGGGAAGCTTATAATTAAAGAATACCCGACCAAGACAGTATCAACGGAAACGTTGAGAAACCACCTTAAGAAACTTGAACAAAGAGATTTTAAGGTGGATATGGTCGTTGTAGATTATGGTGATTTGTTAAAGCCAGTAACAGCCCAGAGAGAGAAGAGAAATGAACTTGAAGGCATCTATGAAGAATTACGTGGAATTGCTGCTGAACTCAAGTGTCCTCTCTGGACAGCATCACAAACAAACCGTTCAGGACTGAACGCAGAAGTCGTCACCATGGAAAGTATTAGTGAAGCTTTTAATAAATGTTTCGTTGCTGATTTTATTTTCAGCCTTTCCAGAACTGCAACTCACAAGCAAAATAATACAGGTCGTATTTTTATAGCAAAAAATAGAAATGGACCAGATGGAATTGTTTTACCGATCTTCATGGATACATCAAACGTAGCAATTAAAGTGATGGAGCCAACAAACGAAACTGTTGAAGAAATCAATAAAAATGCCGCTGCTGATCAAGCCAAGAAACTAAAAGAAAAGTATGCTATACACAGAAAAGAAAAGAAAGAACTAAAGGGAGAATGAACCATGGATAAAGCAAGTAAAATATTGTCGGATGTAACAGTTTTTTCACGATACGCAAAGTTTGATGATAAACTTGGACGTCGTGAGAATTGGGTAGAGCTTGTTGATCGTAATAAAGCAATGCATATTGCTAAATTTCCCGATCTAAAAGATCAGATTGAGGAAGCATATAAATTTGTTTACGATAAAAAAGTATTACCATCCATGCGTTCAATGCAATTTGGTGGCAAGGCAATTGAAGTAAATAATTCACGTATTTATAACTGCTCTTTCCAACATATTGATAGTGTTCATAGTTTTAGCGAAACTATGTTCCTATTACTTGCCGGTTGTGGTGTAGGTTATTCAGTCCAGAAAAAGCATATTGAAAAACTACCACCAGTTACTAAACCAACTCGCGGAGAAAAGAAATTTCTTGTTGGAGATAGTATTGAAGGTTGGGCTGATGCTGTAAAAGTATTGATGAAATCATACATGCAACCAAATTCTCCAAAAGTACGTTTTGATTATTCATCAATTCGCGCTAAAGGTACACCAATTAAAACTGGTGGTGGTAAAGCTCCCGGTCCAGAACCATTAAAGCGTGCATTAGATAATGTTCGCGGCATCCTTGAAAGTGTGGAAAATGGCGAACAGCTACGTTCGGTTCAGATCCATGATATTCTTTGTCACTTAGCTGATGCTGTTCTTGCAGGTGGTATTCGTCGTTCAGCAATGATTTCTTTATTTGATATTGATGACGAGGCTATGCTTACCTGTAAGAGTAATTTCAAAACAGTTTCATATGAACCTGTAACAATTACTCGTCACGATCAGTATGGTAATGAAGTAAAGCTTGAAGTTCGTACCGTAGATGAAGCTACAAATACCACCTATAAGCGTGTTAAAATCATTTATAATGACCCGGCTTATGGTGTGCGTACAACCGAAGCCGATGTTGCTGAACACGATATACCATTCTTTTTAGACAGCGGTATTGTTCCATGGTTCTATGTTCAGGAACAACGTGGTCGTGCAAATAATAGTGTTGTTCTTGTACGTCACAAGATGCGCAAGAAAGCAGATTTCGAGCGAATTCTTAAGATTACAGAAGAAAGCAAAGCTGGTGAACCAGGTATTTTCTGGACAAATAATCCAGATTGGGGTACTAATCCATGTGGCGAAATTGGTTTGAGAACAAATCAATTCTGTAATCTTTGTGAAATCAACGCTTCAGATATTACAGATCAAAAAGATTATGAAGATCGTGTACGTGCTGCAGCGTTCATTGGAACACTACAGGCTTCTTATACTGATTTTCATTATCTCCGTGATGTTTGGCGCAAAACAACAGAAAAAGAAGCATTACTCGGTATTGGTATGACTGGTATTGCAAGTGGAAAAGTATTAGCACTTGATATGGCAGCAGCATCAGAAGTAGCAACAAAAGAAAATGAAAGAGTTGCTAAACTAGTTGGAGTTAATAAAGCTGCTCGCGTCACTACTGTAAAACCAAGTGGTACAACTTCTTGTGTTCTTGGTTGTTCATCTGGTATTCATGCTTGGCATAATGAATTTTATCTACGTCGTATGCGTCTCCTAAAGACAGAAACAATGTATGGTTATTTAAAGATGTTCCACCCAGAACTTCTTGAAGATGATGCATTCAATAAGAATAATGGAATTCTTGTATTGCCACAACGAGCACCAGAAGGAGCTATTACAAGAAAAGAAAGTGCTCTTCAGCAACTTGAGCGTATGAAGAAAGTATATCTTGATTGGGTTCAAGGTGGTCATCGTAGAGGTGATAATACACACAACGTCTCTATTACTGTTTCTGTTCGCGATGGTGAATGGGCAGAAGTTACTGAGTGGATGTGGAAAAATAAAGACAGCTATGCTGCAATTTCTCTACTTCCTCACAGCGACCATACATATCATCAAGCGCCATTTGAAGATATTGGAGAAGCGGAATATAATCAGAGAATTGCACAATTAATAGATGTTGATATTGATTTAATTCGTGAAGATCAAGATTATACAAATCTATCTGGTGAAGTGGCATGTAGTAATGGTGCGTGTGTTGTGACTTGACACCGCGAGAAAACCTGTTAGACTTGGAGGCGTCCCGATCATGGGGCGCTTTCCTTTAGGAGATAAAATGACAGATCTAAAGACTTTGGAACAGCAAGATAAAAAGCTTACCCGTGAAGAGCATATTGTTAATTATTTGAAAGCACTTAACACGATTGAGCAGGCTATTGAGCCGTATCGTGAGCACAAGCTTGCCCTAAAGAAGCACTATGCTGATAATAGTTTTCTTTCACGAGAAGATCAGAGTAAACTTCTCCGTGCTTATCGTATGGCCCAGAAGGGTGAAGAACTTGAAGATTTCGAAGAGTTTATTAATGTCATCAAGACAAAACTTAAAGTAGGAGTGTGATGATGAAGTTGGAACCGCGTAATAAAAGATTGGTATTAGAAGTAGTTAAAACGGTAAAAGAAGAGCCGGTCATGTCTGAATTTGCTGGACTGTCGAAAAAACGACCAGATAATTTTCTTTATCGCGTTGTTGATCGTTCTGATGATTGTACTGTTTCAATTCACACAGGAGATCTGATCCTTGTAGAAGGAAACATGGTTGAAGAGGCCAAGGTTGGAGAATTTACATTTTTGACTTGTAAAGAAAATTTTGTTATTGGCCTTGTTAAGGAGTGATATATGGGAATGTATGATGAACTAACTTGCGAATATCCTCTTCCTGAGAAATATAAAAAATATCAGAATAGTGTATTTCAAACAAAAAGTTTGCTTAATTGTCTTGACAAGTACCTCATTACAAAAGAAGGTGAGTTAGTTCATCATTCCTATAATTGGGATGTTGTTCCAGAAGAAGAACGACCATATTACGGTAAGCCAGAGTGGGATAAATTTAGCTGGATTGGTTCACTGAAAACAGTAGGCAAGGAACCACAAAAACTTAATCATACGGGTGAAGTTAGATTTTATGAATGGGATCTTGATGAAGATAAATGGATTGAATTTGTTGCTTTTTTTGCAAAAGGTAAATTGATCCATTTTGAAGCAGAGGAGAAAGAACTATGAAACAAGAACTTGAAGAACAACTCTATAACAAATATCCAAAACTGTTTAAAGAACGCACACTTCCCATGACACAAACAGCCATGTGTTTTGGATTGGAATGTGGGTCTGGATGGTTTAATATTGTTGAACGTATGTGTTCTCTTATTCAAAACCACGTCAATCAGTCTCGTAGTTCTGCTTATTATGTAAAAAAATATAATCGTGTTCTTAAACAAGCTATTAATGGAAATGATAGAAATCTACGCTTTCACTACAAGAAGCTTGGTCATAAAGATGAAGCTATTGAAGATTTTGTAAAAAGAGATCTTGAACAAAAAGCTTTTCGTCAACCATTTCGTGAAGTTGCACCACAACTTCAGTTTACTCAAATTAAAGAGAAGTTTGGAACTCTGAGAGCTTATAGCACAGGTGGCGATGAATACTGCGAAGGCGTAATCAGCATGGCAACAAGTATGAGTGCTATAACTTGTGAAGAATGTGGTATGCCAGGCAAACAAAGAGGTGGTGCTTGGATAAGAACTCTTTGCGATAATTGTGTTGAAGCAAGAAAAACAAGGACTTTTAATGTTCAAAATTCTTGATATTAAGAAAACAAAAAAGAGAAATAAGAATTACTTCTTTATTGAAGTAAACTTCTCTCATTCTGGTGAACACGAAAAAGATTTCCATTTTGGTCATCTTGACAAGTATTTTAAAGCAGTTGTTATGATTGATCGTCAAAAATATGAAGATCACTATAATAATCTGCCAGTAGACGATATGTATTTCGAAGATATTGAGGGAACAGAGTTTTCAACTGTTAAATTTAAAAGTGAAAGTCCATATGATCTTGGTTATTGTAAAACATTAGATTGTATTGGCGGCGATAGTATTCACAAGCTTGAAGATGGAACTTTTAGATATTCTCAATATATCTCTTCTAACTATATTACAGAAGCAGCAGTTAAACAGCTAAAAGAAATGAAAGAACATCAAGATCGTGGTTTTTGCCGATATGGTAATTATTCAGACCAAATTGGTGCTTTCCGTAGCGGAGATCCATTTCACGATTTTATCGGTATTGTGGAAACTCTTGACAGATTTTGGGATTGATACATAATTATATATTGTGGATACTATAGGATTTTTGATATTATTATCAAGTATCATATTAAGTATCCCAATTTGGATTCTGAGTATAGGTATTTTACTTTTAGTTGAAGCATCGAATAAAAAAAGTTATATAGAATATGAAATTGAGTGAACATTTTTCCCTAGAAGAGATGACAAAATCTCAAACCGGATCTCGCAAGGGTATTGACAATACGCCCGGTGAAAAAGAAATACAAAATTTAAAACTATTATGTCAAAATGTGTTGGAAAAGATAAGAATTCACTTTGGAAGACCGGTTAATGTCAATAGTGGATACAGAGGGCCAGCCTTAAACAAGGCTATTGGTGGAGCAAAGAAATCTCAGCATCTAACAGGCCAAGCAGCCGATATTGAAATAGCGGGAATAGATAATAAAATATTATTTTGCTGGATTAAAGATAATCTAGAATTTGATCAGTTGATCTTAGAATATTATAAACCTGGAGTGCCTGATAGTGGTTGGGTTCATGTTTCTTGGAATTCAGAAGGCAACAGAAAACAAGTTATAACAATAGATTAAAACTATTTATATTTATTATTGAGCAAATGGCTCAGGAGAAATAAACATGTTTTTTTATAGAGAAGTTGCACCAGAACCGCCATCTTTTTCGTTTTCTGAACAATTTGAAGTTTCCGGTGGTTGGTGATTTATTTAAATTTATAGGAGATAATTAATAATGGGCTATTCAGATTGGGATATTAGTGGCAATGGTACAGATGTACGTTATGATAATAGCAGTATATCACCTCCACTATCTTCAGGTGTATATGGATCGCATTGTCGTCGATTAGATGCTAATGGTAATTACCGAAATTTAGCTATTAAAAATACTGTAGCTAGTGGTGCTTTTAGCGCCATATCTGCTACTCAGGCATTACAACTAGAAATAACAGTACGTAGTGTTATCCATGAAACATGGGAAAATAATTTTTTTATGGGTGCATATACAAAAAATGTTAGTATATTGGGACCAAGTTCGGAAGTTGGCTACCTATTGGGACTATATTATGATGGTTCTGGTGGTTATGTTGTAGCATATCTAAATAATGGTTGCTGGTATCAATTTTATTGGCCAGGAAATCCTGGTCCTGGTCCTTTTTTTGGTGACTGGCAAAGTTTGCGTTTAGATGTTGCAGTATCTGGTACTACTCATATACTTAAAGTGTATAGTGAGTTTGCTACTAGTGGACCATACAAACCAGAACCCGGTAATGGTAATTGGGTACAGGGAAACACCGTGCATGGAGGTGGTAACAATACCGATATTACAATAGTTGGTGGAAACGAAATACACATACCAAATACAGCACCAGCATATGCTGGCTATAATGCTAATAGTAGATCTGGTGTATACTGCGGTGGTGGTTCGACCCCAGCTGGCGGTATGGTTGATGGATTTAAAATCACACTATTGTGATGGCATTAAAATAACTTTACAAACTTGTTTGTATGGTATAAACCCACCTTTACAGGTGGGTTTATCTTTTGAAAAAATTAATATTATTGCTATTTCTATCCATATTTATAAAAAGTGATTCAATGGAGAACTTAAATATGGCAGAAAAAATAACAAAAGTTTCAAAAGAAGCATTAAAACTTATAAAAACGTTTGAAGGCTTTTGTGCTCAACCATATCTTTGCCCTGCAAATGTTCCTACAATTGGTTATGGAGCAACATTTTACGAAGATGGAACAAAGGTAAAGATAGATGATCCAGCAATAAGCGAAGAAAGAGCTGCACAACTTCTTCAAAATGTATTAAAGACTTTCGAAAAACATGTTGATTCATATACAAGAGACGATATAACCCAACAACAGTTTGATGCTCTTGTGTGTTTTGCTTATAATGTTGGTGTAGGCGCTTTAAAATCGTCTACCTTGCTTAAATTGGTGAATACCAATCCAAGTGACCCACAGATAAAGAACGAATTTTTAAAATGGAATAAAGCCGCAGGCAAGGTATTAAAAGGTTTATCAAAACGACGAGAAGCCGAAGCAAATCTATACTTTTCTTGACTATTTATAAACATATATTATAGGAAAATAATACATGAAAACTGAAAGAAAAGTAAATATTGGAATTACTATAGCAATTACTGATTATAGTGATAGTTTGTTTACGAATGGAATAAGACAAAACGTTTTAATATTAAGAGATTTATATGAAAAATGTAAAAATGTAAAAAATGCATATATTATCAACACTGCAAGTCCAAAAAATATAGATGAAATAAATGAAGAATTAAAACCTTATTTAAAGCATATAATAACTTTACAAGATTCTTTAGAAAAATGTGATCTTATCGTTATTGGTCATGGCTCTATATCTCCAGAAACTTCATCGATTTTTAAACAAAAAGGCAAGAAATTAACGAAGCATATAATGGGACCGGAATTATCTACATTTAATGAAACAATATTATTTAAAGACAATGAACAAGCAAGGAACGTATACATAAGAAATTCTGGAACTGTTAGTGCTGTATGGATTTCTGCTCATTATTATAATAGAGATAGATATTTTTTCGAAACTATGTATGATACAGAAGTTGTTATTGCTCCATATGTATGGGATCAAAGATTTATAGAAAGTCATATTGAAAAGTTATTAACTCTAGAAAATAATACTCATACAGGCTATTACGTTCCATCTGGTAAAAAAGAAAAAAGAATATGTAGTATGGAACCAAATATAAATATCGTGAAAACAAGTGTGTTGCCAATTATGATAAATGAACATTTTTATAGAAAAAATCCAGAACTTATTGATAGATGTTATTTATTTGCTGCAGATAAAATTAAAACAAAAAAAGATTTAATTAATTTTGTAAAAGATTTAGATGTATATAAAGCCAAAAAAATGTTTTTTGAATCTAGATATCCAATTGTATGGACGTTACAAAAACACACCGATATTGTTCTGTCTCATCAGAATCAAAATGAATTAAATTATTTATATCTAGATGCATCATGGATGGGATATCCAGTCGTACATAATAGTCCGATGATGAAAGAGTTAGGATGGTATTATGAAGAAAATGATGTGAAAACCGCAGTTGAACATTTAAGTTATATATCAAAATATTTTGATGAAAATGAGCATCTAAATAATGAATACTTAAATAAATCAAGAAATTTTGCTTATAAATATAAAATTGAAAATCCAGAAAATATACGTGGATATGAAAAACTTATTGATAAAGCGATGAATTCTTGATAGGATAAATTTATGAAAATATCTGTAGTAATGCAATCTTATTTAGGCGATTATCCAGGTGCTCGTAGTAGACCAAAAGAAAAATTTATTAGAGCAGTTAATAGTTTTTTATCTCAGATACACGAAGATAAAGAACTTATAATAGTTTCTGATGGATGTAATATTACAAAAGAAATATATGATAATTTTTATAAAAATTATGAAGAAATAAAATTTATATATTTAGATAAAAAAAATAATAAAGAAACAAATAATATAATAATAGAAAAAAATAAAACTTCTTATAATTTTAGGGGCTTTCCAAGATCACTAGGGTGTTGTTTAGCTACAGGCGATATAATATGTTATTTTGATACAGATGATATTATATTGCCTCATCATTTAACAACTCTTGATACTGTATGGAAAAATTGTCCGGATACATTAAAATGGATAAATAGCCCGATTAGATATGTTCATGCAAAAGCATTACCATGGTCAAAAGAATTAGAAAAAAGAAAACAAGAAATTGAAGATAAAATAAAAAATAAAAAGTTTGTAGATCTAAAATCATATGGAATTAAAGATATATTTTTTGAAGAAGAATTTAAGAAAAATGAGATAAGATGTTCTTCTTCTTCAATATCTCACAGAAAAAATATAAAAACCACATGGTCTGATAGCACTATGATGCTTGATGACAATCATAATAGAATAAAAGGCTATAATGAAGATCATTTGTTCGTAAATAATTTAATCGATAATGAAAAATGTCCAGGTATGAGAGTTGATTTTGCCACTCTTGTAGTTTGTCACGTAAGAGATGTATATGATTTATAATATTGATATAAGGAGATTATATATGGGTAAAGGTCAAGAAAAAAGTAACAAAAACAATAAACAAAAACTAACACCAAAAGAAAAAGCAGAAAAGAAGAAGGCAAAGAAAGAAGGAAAGAAGTGATATTTATTGTTGATTAAAGTCATACACATAATAGAAAAAATAACTGGTAATATACACACAAAAATCTCTTCATTAGAAGAGTTATTTGTTTTTTTCACAATTGAAGCACTCGAAGATGATTTCCAAAGAAGATCGGCAGTAGAATCTCTCTTGACTTTATACAACAACTCTGGTAATAGTATTGACAGAAATTGGGAAGCAAAGTTGGTTGAAGAGCCAACTAAACGAAAGAGGAAGAAATGAGCAAACAATTAATTATTTTTGATTATTTGCCACATTGTCAGCCATGTCTCGCATGTTGTAAAAATGAAAATATTTTTCTCTCTGTTTCAGAAAAACAATTCTTTGGTGAGAAAAAAGAAGATGAAAATTGTCACAATCTTTTAGATGATGGTAGATGTTCGATTCACAATAACCGTCCATTAGAATGTCATATTTTCCCTCTTGATTTAAAGAGGATTAATAATGAAATTAAATGGCTTTTATGGAATACTTGCCCAGCAACTTCTGACGCATCGATACAATTTTACAAACAAGAAATAGAAAATTATGAAAAAATCTTGACAAAAGAGTGGATTGAGGCTTATATAAGCCATCATGAAAAAAACGAACCTCAGAAATATTCTGAAATGAATTTTACAGTTATTAAAACTTATGGAGTATAAATGAAGAATGAAATTCATCTGATTGGTACATATGGAAATGATCAAACTCACGCTATGTCTGCCTGGACTTCGACAAGTCGTGAACTAACAGAAGATAAAAAGAACCGTATTCCTGCCTTATTAAAAATGTTGGCTGAAAATGGTCACGAAACACCATTCGAAAAGTCATCATTACATTTTCTTGTAACAGCCGATATAGCATCACATATCCACTGTCTCAAACATCGTATTGGTGTTTCAATTAACTGTGAAAGTGCCCGATACAAAGAGTTAAAAGAAGATAAATGTTATATTCCACACGATTGGTCAGTTGAGGAACAAAAACTATTACAAGAACACTGTGACCAATCGCTTACAAAATATCATGAAGCACTTACTCGCCTCACACCAGTTTTGGGTCGTAAACGTGCTAAAGAAAGTGCCCGTTTTTATCTACCATATGCCACACAACTTACGTTTGATGTGATGTTTAATATGCGTTCGTTTGTTCATTTCCAGCGTCTACGAAACGATGAAGCAGCACAAGTAGAAATTCGTGAAATCGCACAAGAAATGTTACGTCTTGTGAAAGAATGTGGTGAATACGAACATACACTAACAGCTTTTGGCCTCTAATTAATGGTATGAAAGAACTATTAACTGAGTGGCGTAAATTCCTAAAAGAAGAAAAAACTAAATCAATAAAAGAAATATCAGCATCTAATATGAAAGATGCTGGTTTTTCTATTGGTGAACTTTTAAAAAAGCAAATTAATAATGCTGTTAAAAAACATAAAACAGAAGATTTAATAAAAGAATTTCCAGAATGGCTTGAAAAAGCAAAAAAACTAACAAAAAAAGAAGCACCTAGTACCTATGAATTTATCGATGGTATGGCCGATGGTGCGGATATTGATTTTGATGTTGCTTTTGGCACTTGGTATGAAGAATTAAATTACGCAAAAAATAAAGAAAAAGTAAAAGATGAAGGTTGTACTGACATTATTGTTATAAACAATAAAACAGTTATGATAGGTCACACGAATGATGAAACTCCCGGTGATGGTTCAAGATTGATAAAATTATCCATTAAAGATAAACCAGTAATATATGGATGTTTTACTAGAGGTGTTCCATCGATAGGGTTAAATGAGAATGGTCTTGTTATTTCTGGTAATCAAATAGATGCTAATGATACAAAACCAGGAATTCCAAGAATGGTGTTATATTTTGAAGCACTTTTTAGTAAAAATATGAAAGAAGCAGAAAATATTTTATTAAACTCAAAACGAGCAAGTTCTTTCAATAATATACTTGCTGATGATAGTGGAGAAGTTTTAAGTTTAGAAGCCAGTTCTGAAGAAGAAAAGAAAACTAATCATAGTGACGGTATAGACGCTCATACAAATCATTTTATATCCCTTAAAAATAAAGAGGGAAGAAAAGGTGATAATCTAGAACGCTCCATGAAGCGGCTTGAAAGAGCATTAAAAGATGCTAAAGAAAAAGGCAATAAAATGTCTGTAGAAGATATGAAAGAAATAATTAAATCGCACGGTGAAGGTGGCCTTTGTCGCCATGTAGAAGATGAAAAAGACACAGAAACAGTATTTTCGGTTATATTCCTTCCAAAAGAAAGAAAATTCTTTTATGGCGATGGTCACCCTTGTAAAACTCAGTATGTAGAAGTAGAATACTGATATTTATTTCTATTTAAGATTATGAAACAATTTTTGACTGAATGGCGTAAATTTCTCTTAGAAAATAAAGAACCAAAACTTCTTGATGTTCCAGATATACGTCAATTTAATGATTATAGTTGTGGTTCTGCTTGTTTATTAGCGGTTCTTGCTTTTTATGATTTATATGATAAAAATGAGAAAGAATTAACAAAAGAACTTAATACCAATAGTGAAGATGGAACTTCATTAAAAGCAATTAAGCGAGTTGCTGAAAAACACGGTTTAAATTGTAGTGTTAGAAAAGAGTGTGATTTAGAAGAATTAAAGTCTTCTTTATCAAATGGAAATCCTGTAATATTGAATTTCCAAGCATGGTCAAAAGATAAGAAGCCAAATTGGAAAGATGATTGGAAAGACGGACATTATGCTGTTCTTGTTGGAATAGATAAAGAAAATCTTTACATGAGAGATCCCAGCATTTATAATAAAGTCGGAACTTTACCGGTTAAAGAGTTTATGGATAGATGGCATGATATGGGAAAAGATAAAGAAAAATTATATAATGTTGCTATTTTCTTTTCAGGCGAACAAGAAACAGATCAAGAATTTGAAAAGATAAAATAAAGGTGCTAATTGCAAAAATTAGAAAAACTCACCTATGACACCATAATACTTGGTGGAACTCTAGAAGCTCTTATTCACAGTTATGTTGAGGGAGTACCACTAATAATGGTAAACCCTCAAATTCCTTTCTATCGTGATATTGATCCACTTGGATCTAATAAATCTAGAATTTGGAGCAAATTAAGTTATTATCTTTCTTATGCCGGATTAAATTCAATTGGATTAAAAGCGGGAAATTACAGATTTGATGAAGATAATATTATAACAATATTCGGTAAAACAGCATATAAAGTAGAAATTAAATACAATAATTTAATAAGATATGATCAAATAGAACCAACAGAAAAATTAAGAGTTTTTGATTATATTAAAATGCAAAATATACAATTATCAGACATAGAAATAATAAACAAAATAAATACAGGCGATCATTTTGTAAATAATTTTTATACTATGATAGAAAATAGAGTATCCGATATTGCTTCTATTTCTTCTCTCACTCAAAATCAATTAAATGATGAACAATATAGTGAGATTTATGCTCGTTTAAAGACTATTGAAGTGTTGAAGTCTCATGGAATTGTTGGTAGAGTAGAACAATTACAAAAAGGATGTAGAACTCATAAATTAAAATCAACAACTCTTAGAAGAGAAGTTCTATTTGATACAAGACAAAAAGAAGATATAATATTAATGGAAAGAAAAGAAACAAAAAGTCCATTAATGAAAAAAATTACAGACATGTTAGGAAATCCTTATGTTGACTGATATAGAAGATGGTAAAAAAGATATTAGTGCTTTTCATCTTGCCGGAATAATACCTGTAGCAGGTCAAAAACTTGATTTTAAATTTCCATGGCACGATTGCTTGATGCCTGTTGCTGATAATTTAACCGCAGTAGAAAATGCTGTACTTCAATGTACTTATGCCGGCTGTGAAAGTATCTGGATTGTTGCTCATCGTGAAATGCAGCCTATTTTACGCGATAGAATAGGTGATTGGATATTCGAATACGGTTCTTTACTTCAATCAAGATTTAAAGAAAGGATGGCACAACATCAAGTAAAACAAACATCCATCTATTATGTTCCAATTCATCCAAAAGACCGTGATAAACGAGATTGTTTAGCGTGGAGTGTTATTTATGGTTCTTTGAGAGCATTTCATATATCAAAAACAATTAGTTCTTGGATTGTACCAGACAAATATTTTGTTTCATTTCCATATGGCGTTGTATCATTAGATTCAATTTACCAAAATCGTTCGCTTATAAGTTCTCCAAAAAATTTTTATATGGAACATGATGGAAAAACAATTCGCGATGGAGAATATTTACCATTTACTTTCGATAAAGAAGATTTTAAAAAGTTTCGCAGAGTTATAAGATCGGAAGGAACAGGAATGTTTGCTAATTTTCACAAGGACAAAGAAACAGGCAAAATAACACAAGATCGCCTCCCAGCGGAACAACGATACAGCGCCCGTTCCTTTCCGCTTGACAAGGTGTTCGGATGTGCTACACTTGAGGGCAACAATGTGGGCCAAACCGCATGGTATTCCCGCATAGATTCGTGGAAAAATTATCAAGAATTTATGCGTTCCGAAAATAGTAGATTAGTATATAGGCCGAAGTTCTTCAAATATCATGAGTGGAGTCCAATTGCAAAGGACAAAGAAGATTTAGAAGAGTAATTACTTTTGGAGGAATTATGGAAATGGCACTCACCGAAGAAAAAAAACTAATGGCTCGTTCTCCAAAGATGGAGGACAATCTTGATTTCGAAAAAATCAGAGAAAAAACAAAAAAGGCACGCCAAGCATTAATAGTTTCGGAAAAGCCAATTACTCCGAGTGAATTAAAAAGTATTCCAATGTATATTGGCGATATTGAAAGATATATCGATAAATATGCTTCTCAAGGAAAAGAAGAATTTCAGTACGATTGTAAAAACTTAACTAAGGCATGTTTCTTTGAATTAGCAAATCAATTCAAACATAAATACAAAGAATTTTTCGTTGTAACAAATTCTAAAACTCAAGTTATTACAATTAATTGGTCTGGCAAAAGTGAAGTATGAAAATCCGATATATCTATCCTGCTGATAATGAAGATGGGTTTGAAGAAGTAATTGTAACACGCGAAGAGGCAATAAAAATTCAACGAGAACATGTTGCAAAAGTTCGCCCTCATTTCGTTTATAAAAACGATGAAGAAGCACTTTTGGATTATATGTGTATTCATTGGGCTGAAGAAATACCGGATTAAACATGAAATTCACCATTGGTGATATGTTAGTACAAGTGAACCCAACAGAAAATATATTTTGGATTCTTGTAAAAAAAGATGCACAAGGGTTTCATTTTGAAGCTGGAAAAAGAAAAATCAGATATGTCTCTAGTTATCAGTTGCGAGAATTGATTTCTCGTGGTATATATCAGTACTTCCCGGTGGTAAAATGAAAATTGAAGTTGGAGATCTCCTATTAGTAAATGGACAATTGTGGACAATAATTCAAAAGAATAGAAATGTTCCACTTATTCTTGAAAATGGAGATAGAAAAGTTCATATGTATCTTTATGAAATACAACGTTGGTTAAAAAGAGATAAAGATAGTAAGCATTACTCTGTAATCAAATAAAAGAGGTTTAAATGACTGAACGTAAAGTGTCCAATATTAAATTCGTTGGACTTCATGCCCATTCGGGCTTTTCTATTAGGTGATTTAATGAAATACAAAGTTGGTGATCTTCTGTTTATCAAGAAATATGAATATAAACTTCGCCTTCGCCTTCGCCTTCGCCTTCCCCCTCGCCCTCACCTTCGCCTTCGCCCTCTCATTCAAAATACATTTGGTATTATCACCGAAGTTGAAAAACATACGGATCTTTTTGAAAAGGATTCAACTGAAAACAACAACGGTTACATTTGGTATTCACAAGTTGATGGAAAAGAATACTATTTCTACCAAGATGAAGTTGATGGTGAGGTGATTAGTTAAATTAATTTATCTTTTGTGGTAAGATACACCATTCATATTACTATTTATACTGAGGAGTTAATATGACAAGCGGCGTATATATCATAAAAAATAAAATTAATAATAAAGTTTATATAGGAAGTTCAATTCATATTCCTAAAAGATGGAAAGAACACATAAGACATTTAGACAGCAATGAACATACTAATCAATATTTACAAAATTCTTGGAATCAAAATGGAAAAGACAATTTTGAATTTTTAATAGCCGAAGAATGTGATATAGAAAATTTATTGATAGTAGAACAAAAATGGCTTGATACTACAAAATCATATGAGCCAGAAAATGGCTATAATATTTGTCAGTATGCGGGCAACACTCTTGGAAGGTTTCATACAGAAGAAGCAAGAAAGAAAATTAGTGAAAACCACCACGATGTTAGTGGAGAAAATAACCCTATGTTTGGCGTTCCTTCACCAAATTTTGGTAAAAGACACAGCGAAGAAACAAAAAATAAAATATCTCAAAAACTAAAGGGTAAGAAATCTTGGAATGAAGGAAAAACAAAAGAAAATGATCTTTTACTAAAAAAACATTCAGAAAGAATGACTGGTAAAAATAATCCTTTTTATGGGAAAACCCTTTCTGAAGAAAGAAAAGATCAATTAAGAAAAAATAAAAGTGGTGAAAATAATTCCTTGTCTAAATTGACTTGGGAAAAGGTTAGGCAAATAAGAAAACTAAACAAAGATGGCTTGTCTAATCGCAAGATTGCTGCTATGTTTGATGTATCTTCAACTACCATCTGTAGTATTGTAAATAATCTATCTTGGAAAGAGGAAAATAATGGAACGAATTAAGTCAAAAATTAAGTTCATCGGACTCCATTGTCATGACGGCTTCTCACTTTTTGATGGACTTGGATTGCCGCAAGAACATATGGATTTTGCTTATTCAAATGGAATGGATGCCATGGCTATAACAAACCATGGCAACATGAATTCTCTTGCATATCAAGTTCTACATGCCAAGAAAATGAAAAAGGAAGGAAAAGATTTCAAGCCGATCTATGGCTGTGAAATGTATTTTCATCCTTCTATTGCTGCTTGGCGGAAAGATAAGGAAGAAATTGAAAAAACAACAAAAGCAAAAAAAGAGGACGAAGAGATCACAGGAGCGATTGTTGAGAACGAAGAAGAGACAAAGAAGACTAAGAAGAGTATCCTCAATCGGCGTTCCCACCTTGTTCTTCTCGCACAAAATCAGAAAGGTCTGAATAATCTTTTTACTCTTATCAGCAAGAGTTTTTCAGACGAGAATTACTATCGTTTTCCTCGTATTGACTATGAAATGTTGAAGCAATTCAACGAAGGTATTATTGCGTCTTCTGCCTGTCTTGGTGGAGTATATGCTACTGATTTTTGGGAGAATTGGGATAATGGTGAAGAAGCAATTCTAAATGCTATGCGTGAAACATCACGCAAGATGATTGATGTATTTGGTGATCGTTGGTATGGCGAAGTTCAGTGGAATGGTATTCCAGAACAGCACAAATTAAATCAACTGATTATTCGTGTATGCGAAGAGTTTGGTATTAAAGTTATTTCTACTGGTGATAGTCATTATCCATCTCCCGGAGCTTGGAAAGACCGAGAAATTTACAAGAAACTTGGTTTTCTTGGTAATGGCAAAACAATTGATACTACCCTTCCAGATAGTATTGATGACATGGAATATACACTTTATCCCAAGAACGGTGATGAAATGTGGCAGGCATACAAGAAGTATTCTGCCAAGTGTGGTGTAAAGTATAATGACGATTTTGTCCTCAAAACAATTGAGGAAACATGGGATATTGCCTTCAATCGTATTGAAAACTTTATTCCAGATAATACTGTTCGTCTGCCAAATTTTATTCTTCCCGAAGGTAAAACAGCAGAAGAAACACTTGATCAACTCGCAGAAACAGGTTTGCGAGATATGAAGAAGTGGAGCAATAAAGAATATCATGATCGCCTTCTACGAGAACTTGATGTAATCAAGGAGCGTGGATTTGCCAAGTATTTCTTGACAATGAAAGCGATTTCTGATCGTGCAAATGAAAGTTATATTACTGGTCCCGGTCGTGGTTCTGCGGCAGGTGCTCTTGTATCTTATGTTCTTGGAATTACTCAAGTTGATCCAATTAAGCATGGCCTTCAATTTGAGCGTTTCCTTTCAAAGACAGCAACAGATTATCCCGATATTGATTATGATGTAAGTGATGCTATGGGATTGAAACAGAACCTTATTGATGAATGGGGCAAGAATAATGTTGTTCCAATTACAAATTGGAATACACTACAGCTGCGTTCACTAATCAAGGATATTAGTAAGTTCTATGGCGTTGATTTCCAAGAGGTAAATGCAGTAACAAATAAAATGTTGCTTGAAGCAACTCCACTTGCGAAAGCGGAGCATGGAATTACTGCTGGTGTATATAATCCAACATTCGAAGAGGTAATGAAATATTCACTATCCCTTCAAACATTCCTCGGTCAGTATCCGCATATCAAAACCCATATTGAACAATTACATGGTTCAATCCGTTCAGCATCTCGTCATGCTGGCGGTATTGTTGTTGGTGAAAATCTTGATAAATGGATGCCGCTAATCAATAGCAAGGGTGTTCGCCAAACACCTTGGAGTGAGGGTCAGAACGTCCGTCACCTTGAACCTATGGGTTTTATCAAGTTTGACGTACTTGGTCTTGAAACTTTGAATATGATGGAGAAAGCAATTCAGCATGTTCTCCGACGTCATCATGGAATTAAAAATCCAGAATTCAAAGATGTGAAGCAATTCTATTCCAAACATCTACATCCTGATGTCTTGGACATGAATGACAAGAATGTATATGAGAATATTTTTCATGCTGGTAAATGGGCAGGAATTTTCCAATTTACAGAAAGTGGAGCACAAAATTTCTGTCAGAAAGTAAAGCCAAACAATATCGTTGATATTTCTTCTATTACTTCTATTTTCCGTCCCGGTCCTCTATCTGCCGGGGTAGATAAATCATTTGCCGAAAGTAAGCATGATCCGGATAGTGTTGTGTATGAACATCCACTAATCAAAGAGGCTACAAGTGAAACATACGGATACTTGGTTTTCCAAGAACAGATTGCCTTACTTGCTCACAAACTTGGTCGTGACATTTCTCTTGATGAAGGTAATTCTCTCCGAAAAGTCTTGACCAAGAAAGGAACAGGAAAGGAGGCAGAAGTTAAAGAAAAACTACACGATAAGTTTATTAATGGTTGTGTAGATAAAGGTCTTGGTAAAGAGATTGGTGAGAAACTGTGGCAGAAGTTTATTTACTTCTCAGGATACGGTTTCAACAAGTCTCATGCTGTATCTTATTCTATTATTTCTTTCCAGTGTGCTTGGTTGTACAATTATTATCCAAGCGAATGGCTTGCTGCCTATCTTGACAGTCAGCCAGAAACAAAGAAAGAAAAGGCAGTAAATATCGTAAAGGCCGCTGGATATAATGTTCAAGGCGTAGATATTAATAAGTCTGGAAAAGTATGGGAAATTAGTGAAGATGGAAAAACATTAATTCAGCCACTTTCAGCCATCAAGGGTGTAGGTGATGCTGCTATTAAAGAGATCCTTGATCATAGACCGTTTAAAACGATTGAGGACTTCCTTTTCCATCCTCGTGTAAGTTATAGTAAGTTGAATAAGAAGAATGTTGATGCTCTTTGTAGGAGTGAAGCACTTCTGTCATTAATGGATAGTCGCTTTACTGGAGGTAAGCATTTCTGGTCTGCTGTCGCTGTTGATCGTCCTCGTAAACCGGATAATCTCCTTGAGAATATTAAAACATATGCAGCAGAAGGAGACTTTACGCGAGATGAAAAAATTCTTAACACTTTGGAGTTGACAGGAGTTTATCCAATCAATATGATAGTCTCCGAGGATGTTCAGAAGAAACTTGCAGAAAAAATGATCCCACCTCTAGGTGAATTTGATCAAGAACTTGGTATTTGTTGGTTCATTCCAAAAGGTATTGAGAAGAAAACAACGAAGAAAGGTACACAATATCTAATCGTTGAGGCGATTGATGAAACTAATATTGTGACCAAGATTAAGTGTTGGAAATTTGATCCAAAGAAAGATATAATTCATCTCAATCATCCTTATGTTGCAAGGTTGGAATATCAAGAGGATTGGGGTTTTTCAGTTCGTTCTATTAACAAAGCATTTAAGCTTATTGGGTAAAAAAAATATGAAAATAGCAATTACAAGTGGATATTTTAATCCAATACATCCAGGTCATATTGAGTGCTTTAAATTAGCAAAAGAATTACCAGAAATAACTAAGTTATGTGTTATTGTCAATAATGATAAACAAGCGTTTCTGAAACGTGGTGTCCAGTCATTTCAAAAGCAAGAAGATAGAATTTCTATTGTTTCTTCCATTAAATGTGTAGATGATGTATTTTTATCAATTGATGATGATCTTACTGTTTGTAACACATTAAAAAATGTAGTTTCTTATTACCAAGCTATGGATCATAGAGTTGGATTTGTTTTCGCAAAGGGTGGAGATAGATTTTCTAATAACACTCCTGAAAAAATAATTTGCGATGAATTAGGAATCCAATTAATTGACGGTTTAGGAGCAAAAACACATAACAGTTCAGATTATGTGAAAGGAATTGTATAATGAACGAGAAATTAAAAGAAGAATTACTCGCATTTTTTACGAATGTTGAAAGAACCATGAAAGCGTATAATTATGCGCTTACATCAAGAGAATATATTGATCCACAGTCTCATATGAGGAATATCGAAAATATTAATCGTATGTGTTCTGAATTAAAAAAGAAGGTTCAAAACTCATGAATGATATTGCTTTTGCTATTATTAGAAAGGCTCGTATGGAAGCAGAAAAAGAAATTATATCAGAAAACATGATGGGGCTTGACTTTGTCGCTCTGTTGTGCGAATGTAGACCTGTTGTGCGTCTTATGCGTATGACTGAAGATTTTGGTGGATACGATATGGAATTTAAAAAAGGTGAATGGTAATGTTGTTAGAATATACTACCGTACATGAAAATGTTTTCAAACCAACGAGAGCAAATCCAAGTGACGTTGGTCTTGATCTCTTCTTTTCTCCCGATGTAAAACACGGAGAACATGATCAAGAAAAGAATATACCACTTGGTAGTATTGTAATCATGCCAAGTCAATGTGTAAAAATCAGAACCGGTTTGCGCTTTGCTGTACCACATGGATTTTGTTTAGAAATTAAGAACAGAAGTAGCGTAAGTAGTAAAAAAGAACTTCTTGTTGGTGGTGGTGTTATTGATCCCGGTTATGATGGTGAAGTTGTAATCATCATGCATAATGTTGGTCGTAATCCACAAATTATTAAACCAGGAGACAAAATTGCACAAGCAGTATTGTTTCCAGTAGTTCATGTTAGACCAATATTGGTCGATGAGAAAAAATTATATGCTGATAAAATCGCCATGAGCGATAGAGGTAATAATGGATTTGGTTCAACAGGCTGATAATAGTATTTCTGTCCAAGAAATATGGAAGCCGGCAATAAAAAATAATAAAGTTCTACCTGGCTATGAAGTTTCTAATCTTGGTAAAATTAGAAACAAAAAAGGTATTATCTTAAAATGTCAAGATGAAGTGCCATCAGGCAAAGGTGCTTTCAAAGGTGCCAGACAATCGATAGGATTATCAATACCAGAAAATTTATATGAAGATTATAAATACAAGAAAACAACACCAAATCGTAAATCTTGTAAGATTACAATCTCAGTTCATCGTCTAATCATAGAAACTTTTAAACCTATCGATGATTATCCACCTATTCCAAAACACGAATGGGATGTAACTCCAGAAAGTGCTAAAAGATTAATAAGAGAATGTTGTGTTGTAGATCACATAGATAATAATCCATTAAACAACAACATTAATAATTTACGCTGGGTTTCATTAAAAGAAAACCAAACATTTATAAAAAAACATTTATTCAAAAAAGAAAGTATTGGTGAAAACATATGCTAAAGAAAGATAGAGATGTTCTTTTTAGTCACAAGAGTGACGAATGGTCGACCCCACAGCACATTTTTGATAAACTAAATCAAAAGTACAATTTCACACTTGATCCGGCAAGTGATGGAACAAATAATAAATGTGTTAAACATTATACGATGAAAGAAAATGGATTATCCCAGAGTTGGCATGGTGAAACTGTGTTTGTCAATCCACCATATAGTAAAATATATGATTGGGTTGGTAAAGCATATCACGAAGTTGTGAGAGGAGATACAACTGTGGTAATGCTACTGCCTGCTAGAACTGATACAAAATGGTTTCATGAATTTTGTATTGAACCAATACTTGTTAAAAGTATAACATTTATTAAAGGCAGATTGAAATTTGGTGGTAATAAAAATTCAGCACCATTTCCATCTATGATTGTTGAATTTTGTCATCCAAAAAAACCACCATCACAGCCAGATATTCTTACTATGAGTAATAAATGAAACCAATAAAAGATAAATCAAAATCATACAAGGATAAAGAAAAAGACCTCAAACAGAAATTAAATATGTTTGATCGTATTCCAGATCATTGCTTGACTTGTAACTCTCCGTTTGATAGAAAGAATAAGGAGCAAGTTCAGTCGTGGTTTGTTGTTGTAAAAAACGCTGACAATAAAGTAAATCTTTATTGCCCTTCATGTTGGGGTAAAGCAACATCGTTGGTTGAACAAGTTATTAATGGAGAAAAAAATGCTACAGACAGCTCTGACGTTTGATGATGTACTTCTTGTGCCAAAATACAGTTCAATTACGAGCCGAAGCGAAGTTGATCTAAAACTTAATCTAGATCCAACAAGACAACTTTCTCTTCCTGTTATTTCATCTCCGATGGATACGGTTACAGAAGTAGAAATGGCTGTAACTATGTCCAAACATGGTGGTCTTGGAATTATACATCGTTATAATTCTATTCAAGAGCAAGTAAAACTTGTTTGTGATGCAAAACAAGCAGGTGCCAAACTTGTTGGTGCTGCTGTTGGTTCAACAGGCGATTTCTATGAAAGAGCATTTGAACTTATAAAATTTGATATTGATGTAATTTGTGTTGATGTTGCACACGGACATCACCAGAATGTAAAAGAAGCAATACAAAAGATTAAAAATCATCCAAGTCATTATAAGTTCCATCTTATGGCTGGAAATGTTGCTACAGGAAAAGCTTTTCAAGATTTAAGTGATTGGGGAGCTGATAGTATCCGTGTAGGTATTGGTGGTGGTTGTTTCGTCCCAGGAACTCTTGTAAATACTGAAAATGGTTTGAAGAAAATTGAAGAAGTAAAAGTAGGTGATAAAGTTTTCAGTCATACAGGAAAACTACAATCTGTTGTTGATACTCTTGTGTTTGATAGAGACGAAGAAATTGTATCTATTAATGGTATTGATTGCACTAAAAATCACGAGTTTTATGTAATTGACAAAGAAAATGCCAGTCGTGTAAATGAAGATAATATTCATCTATTTGCCCGATGGGTTCATGCAGAAGAGCTTGATATGAAAAAACATCTACTTATTGAATTGGAGTAGGTACAAAATGCAGGAACAGCACAACTGAATGGTTATAAATTATATCGCGTTAGAGAAGATGAAAATAGAAAAGTAGATTTTCTAAAAGAGATCAAACAAATAAGGGAGTTTTATGAAGTTTAAATTAAAAGAAATAACCTCTATTGAGACAAAACACTATAAGGGTGTCGTACATGATCTTACCGTAAATGAAGATCATTCTTATAATATTCGTGGAACAATTGTTCATAACTCTATCTGTTCAACACGACTACAAACAGGTTTTGGTGTTCCTAATCTTGCTGCTATATTTGATTGTGTTCAGACACAGGCATATAAGAGTGGAAAAACAAAACTTATTGTTGATGGTGGTATTAAGAATAGTGGAGATATGGTAAAAGCTTTTGCTGCTGGTGCTCATTTTGTTATGTGTGGTTCATTACTTGCCGGAACAGATGAAAGTCCAGGTGAAACTTTTGTTGATGGTAATGGCGTAAAGATGAAGAATTACCGTGGTATGGCTTCAAGAGAAGCACAAACAGATTGGCGCGGTAAAAGTTCAGCACCAGAAGGTATTTCTACGTTCATTAAACACAAAGGTTCAGTAAACCCTATCCTTGATGATATTCGTGGAAACATCCAAAGTGGATTTTCATATGCCGGTGCAAGAAACTTCACAGAACTATCAGGTAAGGTTGAGTTTATTCAGCAGACAAGTGCTGGTGCTGCTGAAAGCTTTACACATATCTTACATAAAAAATGAGTGAAGAACAAAATCCACCTCAAGGTGCAAAACCATGCCAAGTATGTTTCGAAACAATAGACGGTGAATATGCTCGTCTGATGATAAAATTAAGACATGAAGAACTCACTAAAAAAGAGTTCTTTATTGCTATTATTAACGGTTTTCTTGAAGATGAACCAAACTTAAAAGAATTCCTAAAAGCATATCGAAAGAGTAAAGGTTATGCTCAATGGAAAGAAGAAGTGCTTGACAAGGAAATAGAAGATGGTAAAATTGAGATGCGTAAATTCGGTCTAGATAAAGATGAAATAGACGATATTTACGATCTTTTTGATGATGAGGCAGGATTATGAATTATAAAAGATTAAATGCTGATATTATTATTGGGCTAGATCATGGTGACGAGGGAAAAGGTAAAGTAACCAATTCATTACTAAAAAATGGTGAATATACTCACTGCATTAGGTACAATGGAGGTCATAATGCCGGCCACACCATTTACAATAATGGAAAGAAAGTTGTAACACATATAGTTCCTTCTGGTGTATTACAAGGTGTAAAATCTATTATTGGTCCTGCTTGTGTTGTATCTCCAACACTCTTAAAAAAGGAAATAGAAGATTTAGAAGAAGCAGGTGTAGAAGTAAAAAAACATCTTTATATAGATAAACGATGTAATGTTATTACTCCTCGTCACCTTGAGGAAGACGGAAAAGATACAAAAATAGGTACAACAAGAAAAGGTAATGGTCCAGCATATCGCGACAAATATGATCGCAAAGGTTTAAGATTTGGCGATTTACCAGCAGATCCAGATTTTAAACTAACTGATATGTACGAGGAATTCTTTAATAATGATCACGTTGTTGCTCTTTTTGAGGGAGCACAAGGTTTCGGATTAGATATTGATTGGGGAGATTATCCATACGTTACATCATCAACTTGTACGGTTGGTGGAGCAGTAATAAATGGACTTCCACCAAAATCAATCCGTAAAGTGTATGGAATAGCCAAAGCATACCAAACATATGTAGGAGCGAAGAAATTTCAGCCAGAAGGCGAAATATTCAATAAAATTCGTGAAATTGGTATGGAATATGGCGCTACAACAGGAAGACCAAGACAAGTAAATTATCTTGATTTAGATTTCCTTGTTAAATCAACAAACATTAATGGTGTCTCGCATCTTATTATTAATAAAACTGATATTTTACAAGAAGTTAATGAATGGAAGATGTATAAAGACGGTCAATTAATTGATTGTAAATATGAAGACAAGTTTAAGGATTTAATCAAAACAGCACTTTTAAGAAAATGTGAAGAATTAGAACAAGTTCATTTTTCATATTCAGCGGAAGGTATTTGAGGTTGGATATGAAAAAATGTAGCCAAAAATGTGTAGAATTACAAACAGAATGTCCCAATACTGATTGTAGATATTGGGTAGAACATCAACAAAGTTTAAATTGTTGTTTTGTAGCCATAGATCAAAATGGAGAGATGGATTTGCGAACTATTGGTAATATAATGGGTGTTAGTTTTGTGAGAATAAAACAAATCCAAGACAAGGCTATAACTAAGATAAACCGAGCGTTAAAGATACTACAATAATAATTACAAACTAATTATATTGTTATTCAATTTCTCTCGGAGGATTTAATATGGATGGTAATATATTAGTCGCCAATGGCGCTTTATTAGTTACTCTTGTAGCACTTGCAGCGAGAGAATTATTTTCATGGTTAAAAGAAAAAAATCTACAGAATACTGATAATAAAATATTTCAAATGAATGATAGTATTAAATCAATCAGCAATCATGTAGAAAAAATGGATATTAAAGTTGATAATGTTATGCAACTAACAAAAACCATGTATGATTGGCACGATAAGAATGACGAAGATGGTGTTAAAATATGGTATGTTCGTCGTTCTCTAGAAGAAGCCTTACATGAAAATGTAAAAGCGATTAATATATTAGCCAAAAATAGTGAAGTCCAAACCAAACTATTAGAAGATATGGTAAAACAAAACAAAGAAATTAGTAAAGATCAAATGATTTTATCAAAACTTCTTGAAAGATTGATAGATAAACAATAAATTTTGTGTATTTCAGCAATTAAAGCACTATTTACAACTAGATTTCTTTATTTTTAAGGGAGAATGGTAAATGAGTAAGAAACTATTAGAAGAAAGCACAATCCGTAGCTTTATGAAATTGGCTAATCTACAGCCATTATCAGAAAAATTCATTTCTGAAAAATATATGGACGAAGAAAAACCAAAAATGGAAGAAGGTGAACTTGAAGAAGAAGTTCAAGAAGAAGGCGAAGCTCTTGAAGAAGAGGTAGTCGAAGAAGAAGGTGAAGCAGTAGCAGAAGGCAAAGAAAGTGAAGGACGTCCATCCTCACCAAAACCAAAAGTTAAAGGTGTTGCAAAGCCAGGTAAAATGGATGCTGCTAAAAATGCTCCAAAAGATGCTAAATTAACTCCAATGAAACAAACTCATGTTCATTCGGATAAACCAGATAGTATTGAAACAAAAGATCATTCAACTCCTCGAAACAAAAATAATTCACAATTCGAAGTTGTAACTGAAGCTCTTGAAGAAGAAATGGAAGATGAAGCCGCTGACGCACCAGAAATGGATGCCGGTGAAGGTGATATGGGTTCAGCAGGCGAAACCGGTGATCACCAAGCCAAAATGAAAGATCTTATCAACAACATGTTGGACACACTAAAGAACATGGCATCTGAATATGGTGTTGATATGGAAATATCACGTGGCGCAGAAGGTGGCGAAGAAGCTCCAGCTCCAGAAGCACCAGAAGCCGAAACAGCACCAGCAGAAGAAGATGAAGCAATGATGGAAGAAAAACTCGATGAAATGGTTGAAAAATTAACCAAACGAGTTGCTGCTCGTCTTGTAAAAGAAAGTAAGAAAAAGCGTTGATACGTTTCCGTAAATAAAGAAATCAGGTGGAGCCGGGGTTTTCCCCGGCTTTTCCTTTGCGGTTGACGGGTTGCCCGTCCCGTGGTAGGATTACAAAGATCGGAGGTAGGATGATCACCGCGTCAGCATGGAAATTTACCGCAGATGACGAAGGACATGTATATCGTATACAAGTAAATAATGTTGATGGAAAAACTCGTTCTATCGTTGAACAATCTCTCCATGATTGGGAAGAATCCGGAGAAGGTTGGAATAACGATGGACAAATCTTATTCTTTGTAAAGAAATTCCCAGATACACAAGTATGGGAGGAATGGACACGGAGATTTAAAGATTTTAATCTAAAAGTTCTTGACCGAGAAGGTAAGGCAAAAAAAGAAATTAAAGTTGATAAACCTGTGGTTGTTGAGACAGCCACGAAGCGCGTTTGTTCCAAGTGTAAACTTCCGGGACATAATGCTACAACTTGTAAAGATTTTCATCGTAAATCAGCAGCACAACCACCCGTAAAAGTGGAAACAAAACTTGAACCAAGTGTTGCTATTGTTGAGAAAGGACAACGAACATGTTCTATGTGTAACCAAAAGGGACATAATGCCAGAACTTGCAAAAATAAATGAATTTATTCAATACATAGATCGATTAAACAATGCTCTAGATTCGGTGGGATATGGTGGCAGATTTATTCCTGCTACTTTTTCACCTAAGTTTGGAGTGATTATTGGACCTAATGCAAAGATGGTGACAAAACACTTACATTCATCAGGAAAGATACAAAAATATTATGAATTCAAAGGACGCAAAACAAGAGGGAGAGCCTACGCTGTGGAGTTTTACGATTGA